ACCTAATATATTTTCTCTTATTCCTGATGTAACTTTATTTACACCATGCGGATATATAATTGGGAAAACTGCTGCTTCTCCAGAAGCCAACTTAAACGACATTGGTCCTACTTCTGTTTGAAGAAAAAATTCTCCACCTTCATACTTATCTGTTAAATTTATAGAGAAACCATAGTCAAAGTATACATTGTTTGATTTTGGTGTTGCTCTAAATGAATCTACATGAAGGTCATAGAAGTCATCTTTTTGATACTTATTATAAAAATTTACTGATATTCTATTTGGACAATAGACTGAATCTATAAAATCGTGATTATAAAAAATATCAATTAAATATTTTCGTACACTTTCTGGTACACCAAGTATTTCTTGATTTTGTTTTACACTATATATTTTATTTAAAGGCTGTGTAAAACTACCATCTTTGTACTTTAACTTCTTTATTGCATTTGTGCAATATTTAACATTCTCTTCTGTAAGTAATTTAATAAAAAACATTTACTATTCCTCTTTAATTTGAACTCAGCAATGAGGGAAAATATGAGGGGTTTTTAAGGAACCCCCCGAAACCTTAATATAATACTATGTACCAGTTGAAACTGTAGCAGACTCAACAGGGTTTTTAGAAACGTCAACTAAAACAACGTGAGCACGGAATCTCCATGCAGTAGTTTTAGTAGAACCACCATCAATAACTAGAAGATCTAGTGTATCAGCAGCAGTTACCATAGCTGAATCTGTACTTTGAGCACCAAAATTGACAGCAGTGGTGCCATTAGAGGCAGCACCATCAACAAAAGCGTCAACATCACCACCTGTAATACCCACATCAAAAGTGATTTGTGCATTACCAGATGCTTCAAGAATTTCGATACAACCACCAACAACCATTGTGTCAGCAGGTAGATCTATTAATTGAACAATGTCGCCTTGCTCTAAGTCTGTATTGTCAACAGCATCATAAACTGGAGAAGTAATAACATAGGCTTTGGCAGCACCAGAAGGATGACCTACTGTTCCTGCACTGCTATGAGTTGCATTATATGTAGCCATAATATATACTCCCCTTAAGTGTTAAGATCAGGAACACCAGAGAGAACTCCAGTAAATCCTGTTCCGGATGGTCTAAGAACTTTTCTTCCAAAGACGTGTAAACCACGCACAATGTCAGCAAAGCTGTTTGGATCACGAACTACTTCTGTTTTAGCAATATGTGATGCAGTAGCAACTGCACTCATATGACCAAAAAGAACATTAGTTTCACCACTTGTAGATGATGGTCCAAAAGTTGCTGTAGCAGAAGAACCTGTGGAACTAACTGCAATAGCATTAGACTGATAAAGTGTGAACCCATGAACTTGTCTTGCTGTAACAGCACCATTCAAAAGGGCAGACTGATTTTCACCAGTTACACTTGAATCCATCAACTTAGCGTCAGCTTGACGAAGTATTTCAAAAAACTGAGGAGGTGCAACACACCATCTTCCTTCTTCTGGAACGTCATTTTCGTCAAGTAAACGAGCAGCTGTACTAAGGTAGTTTGCACACTCATTACCAGTATTGCATGATATAGCAGAACTAGCAGCACCTAAGTTAGTTGTATCTGTAGTTGCGTTTGAGTTAATGTTAGTTAACACGTTAAAGTCGTATTGCCTTTTAAGAGCATATGCACCAGAAGAAGTTGCCAAAGACTCAAAATTAAGATGGCTGTGTCTTTCTTCAATGTCATCCACTCTGAATGAAAAAGCATTACCTTGATCTACAGTAAGAGTAATTTCTGTATCTGTAAGATCTTGTGGATTTAAAGTTGCTCCACGTTGATAAGCAGAAACTGTGATTGTCGGTTCCTTGATTATCTTAACTGTGTCGCCAAAATTTTCTATTTCTCCAGCATAGTCGGTGTTAGTAATTGCTTCTACAACCGAAGATCTACGGAAGAACTTGAGAACTTTTTGACTAAATATGCTAGGAACGAAAGCCCCATTGACGAGGTTGTCGTAACCAGCAGCTGTACTAAAAGCCATAACCTTTCTCCTTTAAAAAGTTATCTGATTGATTATTATTGTTCTCTGATTCGACCCTCTCGATTTGCTAGATCAATTTCTTCTTCTAGCCTCACAAATTCATGCGGTTTTAATCGAGAAATCTCTTCATATGTCCAAATCTTTTTTCCTTGATTTTTATCTGTAATGTCTTGCGAAGCTGTAGTTGTTTTTACAACTTTTGCAGCATCACTAGGTTTTCTAGATTTAGACTTTGGTTTACCAATACCCTTGTCAAGTTTATAAAGGTCAATAGTCCTCACGGCCCATCTAACATCTGTGGCATTTTTAGTGACACCTTCAGCAATATTATCAGGTTGATCTTTTAACCATTCAGTAAATTCTTCACTATCTTTCAGTTCGAGAAAATCTGAGTGATGGTTTAAAAGTTCTCTCTGTGCATTTTGCCTTTCAAGCTCAAACTCTTTTTCTCGTAGAATATTCAAATGTTCTTCAACATCTTGTACTCTGGAGTCTGTTTTCATACTTGCGATAGTTTCAATAACGTCATAAACATCAGGATTTTCTTGTTTAAATTTTTCAATTTCTTCTGGTGTTTTTGGCATTACCACATTTGATTTTTTATTTGTTTGGAGTTGAGTAAGAATTTCTTCTTTTTCTTTTCTCCATGTAGATAATTTTGTATCGTAATGTGATTTTAAATCATCATATCGCTTTTTGTAATCATGCTTGGTGCCTGTGGTTTTTTCTGGTAATTCTTCGTTACTAGTTTCTGTAGATCGCAATGCGTCTGCTTCTTTAGTAATTTCTTGTTTACTTTCAAAAACCCTATCTTTACCCATATATGGTGTTGGGGTAGGCGATTTCTTTTTTGGTTCCTCTATTTGTTGATTTGTTGTATCAGTCATCTTCACCTCCATGCAGGGCCACTATGTTGTGGGTAGCTACTGTTGGTATTAAAGACGGGGCCAGACGAGGAGTCTAGGTAGCCGTCAAATTCTTTATGCACTCATTGAGTGGGTTTTGTTTTTGGAACAGGAATTATACTCTTTAGCATATTTACATGATCTAATGCTCTAACATTAATATTTGTTCCCGGTCTAAAATAACTTGTTTCTTGTTTGCTACTTGAAAATGGATTCTTATATTGCAGTTCTAGTGCAAGTATAGGATAATCTTTTTGTGTTAGTGCTTTAAATGCTCCGGGCATTTTATTCATAAAACCACCTTTTCCACCTTCTTTACCCATTCCAAAATTAAAATACACATCTCTAACAAATCTTTTTGCCTTTGGATTTTGTATATCATATTTTTTACTAAATGTAGCTGCTTGTTCTACCGCTCTGTCATAAATTTTATCTTGTTCGGTTGAAACCTCTTCTATACCAAAAGGTTTGTTTACTTCTGCGTTTTTAAACTTATGACCTTTTGGGAGAGCCTCAATATTAACACCAAGAACTGTACGATTTCCAGTATGATCTAAATAAGTCAGTAATTGATTTGTTTTTGCATCGTATGTTTTATACCTTATATATTTCTTTATGTTTTTTTGTTCCATCAATTTTTTGTTTTTTAAATCATATTCGGGATTAAGTCCATAAGTATGTAAATCTTCACCATAAGTTCCTGCTTTTACTTTTTTCCAAATTTCAACATTGCCACCTGTCAATTCGTAAGCTGCAACCTTATCTCTTTCTTCCTCAGTAACATCACTTAATTGCTGTGGTACAATATCACCATCAGCAAAACTAAATCGAGCTATTTCAGGATTTTTTTTTTGAGCCATTGGCTGCATAAAACCTGCTTGCTGTTGAGGCTGCTGCATAGCACCAAGAGGAACAGCATTACCAAGATTTTGTAAAACCGATCCTGTGATTGGTGTGTTAAGAAATGCTTCTTGTGGGCTTGCTGGAAAAGCATTGGCTCCTATTCCTGCTCCTGCTAAAGTTGATTGTACTTGTGGAAGTATCTGTCCACCGATTGCTGCTTGACGAACAGGAACCGAAGGATTGTTAGGATCTCCCATAATTCTTCGTGGTTTATCTAAATTATCAGGACTTATTCTGCGAAGAGTATCAACAAAAGGCGTTGGTGTAGGCTGTGCTTGTACCATATAATCAAACTGACCTGATTTTTCATTGAAGATCATGCCTTTGTCTCGTTCTTCTTCTTCCATCATTCTACGTTGACGTTCAGTTTCTCTGTTAAAAAACTCTTGCTGTAAACGTCTTTTTAACATTTCTGCTTCAATAACCGCTTTTTGTCCTTCAGTAAGACCAGAAGTATCTTCCGGTGTTTTGGGAACTTGTGGCATTGCTTCATCTGGAGGACTAGCTTCACCACCATCTTGCATTGGCATTTGTTGTTCTGATTGTATTGGAGCACCTACAAAACTATTCATGGCTTCATCTTGTGCTGCTACTTTTTGTTTTTCTTGTTCTTCTATTTTTTTACGATACTCAAGACCACGTTCATTCATGTCCTCAAGTTTTTTAATTCCTATATCTCTTGATACTTCTGGTGGTATAATATATTCACCATTTGATATGGCAACCGGAACATCATCGTCAGGATTAAGATCTTCACCTGTAATTTGTACGCCTTTTTTTACTAAATTACGAATTGATTTTTTTATTAAATCATTGATGTGTTTTGTACCATGATACTCAACACTTGCAGCATTAAGAACAAATGTACCTTCTGGTAATTGTGTAGGTACACCATCGTCTACTGGTCCACCGCCACCGGGAACAGCTACTTCACCTACTGGAGCACCCTGTATAACATTACCATTAGCTATTGCTTCGGGTGGAAGATCTCCACCTAATATACCGCCATTTTGCATATTTACCATTCCGCCTTCTTTAAAAGAAAAATCTGCTGCTTTTCCATATATAGGTGTTTTTGCAAGAACTAAAGGACCAATTTGTAATATTTCGTCTGCTTTTAATATTGGTGTACCTTTTGCTTTATCGTAGAAATAACTATGTCTAAATGGATTCATTCCTACTTGAACATATTCAGAATTAGGATTAGTTAATTCCTTTTTAACTTTATTATAAACTGTCTCAACAGGAACATCATCGTAGTCTCCATATATTCTAGCTATAGTTGCTTTACTTTTACCTCTAGCAATATTCAATGAAGCCTTTTCATAGGAATGAAAGTCAACATTTTTTAAAACAGCACTTTGTCCATAACCTATAGCTATACCATTTCGTTTAGTTCCATCATGTAAAGAAACTACCCATGTATCGTAATTATCATAAGCAGGAATATCTAATCGTGATGCAACTCTTTTTCCTTGTAAAGAAGAACCATCTAGTGTTTTACCAACTATACCTGTTTTAACTTTACTTTCATCAAGAACTGCTTCAATTCTATCTAAATCAGGAACTTCTGGCATTTCTTTAATAGGAACTATTGGCTGTTTATCCCTAACAATATTATCATATTCTGCTTTTGTTATTTTCTTATTATATAAATCTTCAGCAGCTTGTTGTACCTCTGGTACTCTTTTTTGTCTTTGACTTTTTGGAAGTTCATATTTTTTTCTTAATTCTTCTCTTGCAGTTTTAGTTAATGCTTTACCTTGACGAAGTGCCGTAGTTGCTATTTTACCTCCGGGTAAAAAACTTGCAGCTGCTATTCCAATATTGGCTAAACCACCTCTTCCACCTAAAAAATCTACTGTGCTTTTTCCTACATCTATCACCCCACCAACACCGGGAAGAAATGTACTTGCTTCTAACAATCCTTCTCTTTTTTGTTTTGCTGCTTCTGGTGTAGGTTCTTCTACTGATTGAATAGCTTCACGAAACTTTTCTTGAGAAAAACCACCCATTGCTTTAGCAACACGAGGATCAGGATTTTCTTGTTCGTTAACATAATTCTGTGCAAATTTACCAGTATTATAAT